AGCGAGGAAACGGGCGCAAATAAGTACCACCGTTTCCTAACCCAGTGTGTTACCACACTGGATAGGGCTACGCTACTTAAAGTTGTGACCTAGAAAACCCGGACTGACTACCGGGAAAAAATTTCAGTCAACAAAATTAATTCGGCGCAGTCCAGACAGACATGCTGTCCCCAATCGGCCACAGATTGGTAAGAGTTCTTCTTTGCTAGCACTCTATAAGCTACTTTTTAAAGTCTGTCAGTGACTATAATGCCTTACGCAGGTACAGAAGCCTCAAAATACATACGAGGAAGACCAGTGAAAAAGTAACACTGAAAATCTTCTCCTACTGCACAATGGATATCTATGACCGTATTTGCCTTATCCGCACCGGATCCGTGTAAAAAGAGCCGATAATCAAAAGCTGCATCAAAAGTCATAGTCTGGGTTAAACCCGTATCACGTCCTGGCGTGAATCGGTTATTGGAATAATACGGAACTTCAAACTCCAAAACTCCATTCACCGAATTCAGGGTAATTGCCTGACCTAAAGAACCAGGAAATGGAGATCCGCTTTGCGGTACATTAATCCCAGTGGGCTCGTATGCCTGGACGGAAAGAAGTCTAGCCAACTTCTCAGTATATGCACCAATTGTTTGATATGCCGGGAAAGAATAAGCATTGGCCCCAGGAACAAAAGGAGTTCTCTGCACATGTAGTACATCTCCATATTCAGTGGGACCTCTGGGAATAAATTTCCAACGTACAGAACCTCGGCGTCCATTGAAAGCATATGACACCCAATGCATAAGCAATGTGTTGCAATAGTTGTACTGAGTCAATGTGGCAGTCGTATCCACGGCACCAGGAACAGCCCCACGCAAATATGGCATGGATGGAAACCTGCCACTTACAACTACAGGATCTGTATTTACTCGTGCTTGTGAAGTCCAAAGGGCAAATCTTTTCAACAGAGGTCTGAAACTTGTAATAGCTTCACCGAAGAATACATCATTCAAATTTGAATCATCCAAGGGTGGCGTTCCAAGTGGATCAGACATAGTCTGCTCAGGTTTACTGGGTTCCATCGTATCTTGCGCTTCAGGTACTATCATCTCTCCGCTCTGGGTATTTAACAATTCACCAGATTGGGGAGCTAAAGTGAAGTTAGCAAAATCATCGTAAGGAACGGCAACTTCAAAGTCATCTCCCATGGAGACGAAAACATTGATTTGAACATTCTTGTTTACAGTACTATTTGCACCCGTCAATTCATTGACCACATAAACGGCAATTACACCATTCGATTGTGTCAAATTGGCTGAATAACGAGTAGTACTATATGCCTCAGTCACACTATCTGCACCAGGCAAAAGATGTGTCAGAAAAGACTGATCTTGCCCCATTCCTACTTCCATTGTAAAGTCTTGCTCCTCTCCTATGTCTACTACTTTCTGGTAATTAGTGTTATATTCAGAATATCCCAAATAATTGTTGTTGGCCATGAAATTAGGATCGTAAACGACCCTAATTCGACCTTTATGAAAACTAGAAGCTACGATTTGAAATCTAAACTTCATAGTCCCCTTCCAGTATTGGAAAGGTAAGGCGGCCATGGCACATGCCGGAAAGTGATAAGATACTGGTGGTCCAGTTTCTTCAGCCCAAATAACAGGGCTAACTCTAGCATTCCATAAAAGAGTATCAGGTGTAGTAGATTGCAACCAATCAAAAGTTGTCAAAAATGATTCTCGGCTTGCTATATTTTTGATGTTGAAAGGATCAGCTCCAGAAACACCAGCGATTCGAGGGTCTATCGACAGCTCTTGTTTGTCATCCACAGTAAGTTTTTGGCAAACATCAGGTACGTTTGTCACGGCTAAAGTGCTCATTGGTGTTGGTCTATAAGGTTCTGGAGCTTTAGTAACTACAGGCTTACAGTAACCAAATATCTTAGCCATGGCTGCTACTGCATTGCCACCTATTTCTGTTGCTTTTGCGAAAGGTGCTATATATGGAATTCCATTAAAATAAGCTGCCCACTTTGCAACAGTAGTTGCGGGACCACTAATCATACCTTTAGCATTAGCTTCATCAATCTCACCAGACTGAGGAGTCAGAGTATTCTGGTCAACAGATGTCAACATTGTCATCTTTACGTCCTCAGCCCATGCAAAAACAGTAACTGTAACGGGATCAGTTGCATCATTGGCATGAATCAAATTGTTGAGCGTTCGAAAATACAATCTTCCTGCTCTACCATTGCTCCACGACGAGCTTATGATATCAAAATAATTTTCATGCCAAAAGAAAGGCAATTTCATTTGGCCTCCCATTGATGTGTTCGGATCAAGAAACACGTGGGGGCACTGGGACAACCGAATATTATCGGCAGTCCCTGCAACAAATGTTGCAGTCGCATCATAGAAATCCAAGGGATTGTATCCAACCAACATTCGACCATAATGAAAACTATTACCATTGATGATAATCTTCACATGTAAGTTGCAGCGCAACAATTTGAAGTTGGTCAGCCTATTTGCGACACGGGGGTTTTGTAGATACAAAGCCCATGGATCAATGTCGAAATTGAGTGCTCCATTGACAAGCCACTCATCTTCGTGTATCTTAACTGGGCGCGAAAAGAAACGCTCCAATGTAGCATCCGAGCTATCCTGAAGCATGCGAGTACTATCAGGCGCCTCTGACGCATCCAGAAGATATGGATCCATCTGATCCGAAAAACGCACATTCTCAAATGTGCTAAGGGATTCCCCCTCCAACAAATCATAGTTAGAGGAAGTCCCACTTTGAGCCTTTAAAATCTCCAGAGCCTGTGCAACAACAGACTCCACACTGGGTTGTGGTGGAATCTTTTGGCCATCAAATTGGCAGACACGCATACCTAAATTGCGTCTGTGTGTTCTGTACAATTTGTCAAACCTATTTGGGTTTATGCCATACTCTGAAAGATTGGACAAGACTTGTAAAACCGTAGGATATTCTTCCTTTGGCAAAGGGGTCTCATCGATGGTGCTCAATACCAGTCCTTTTTCTACAAAAATACATTTATTACATTTAGAATTACAAGTGATCTATTTGATTCTACTCTGCCAGACTCGATCAAGTCGACAGGCGGTATAATTTACATTGGTAGACTAAACCTCCCCTAAATAGGGGTATCCCTAAAGGATGTCTATATATATAAAGCCTAACTGCTAACACATAAAACTATACAAAAACATACAGCAGTTGGTAACCAATTACATACATTGCACTTTGCTTTCCCGTAGGACCCAGATGCGAACTGGGCTTGTGTTTTAAAGACACAACAACTTATTTCATAACAGCAATTAAGAAATCAATAACCTCATGAAGTCGAAAGCAATAGGGCACGTAATATGTGACCAACCAAAGCCTAACGACCCAGAAGAAATATTGTGACAATGGAATATTGATTCCAGTCATTGTTATGAAGAAAATCCAACCTCGCGTAGGAAAACCCCAAACGAAGCGGATACGATTTGTCACAAGACCATACCAAATACAGGGCATGACTATCCAAGTGAGGTGGAAAACATAATGCTCCCACCAGAAATAGGGGTCATACGCGGTTCCGATACAGTGGTCCAAGAAATCTACTGTTTCTACAAACATGTTACCACAGTTTTCTTCTAAGACACTTTCCTCTTCTTCAATGAGCTCTTCGCCCAAATACTTCGAACGCCAAATGTTTACTCTTTTATCATAAGACATGTCCAAACTGGGACATAAGTGCGTCACATTTGCGATCTCGGCAACTCTTTTAAGTTTTTCTCGCCTATCTTCAAATACTTCTCTGCCATAGTAAAACCAATCATGCAAAGAGCTTGATATATTCTCTGCACTATGTTCCTCGAGCGATAATTCCTTAGACAAAAGATGTGAATGTAATCTTTTAAAGATCGAGTCCTCAGACAAAAGTCCTACCTTGACTCCCAAATCTGGATTAAATTCGCTCTTCCTTTTCAAAAAGTCGACATCTTTCTCGGACATATAATGAACTGGTTCGGATTCCTTATCAGGCATAGTGAATTTCATGTCATACTCAGACAACCATTTTGCGTAGGTGATATGAGTAAATTTGTCCAAACCTTCAATCACTGTGCCAATTACATCATCACCATAAGTGAGAAAGGAACAACACGCTTTAAACACTTTGTCCGGATAGAAAGTATAAAAACAGGATCTCAACAACAATGAATTGACAATTGAATTAATGATCACCGTGAGATTTTGCCCTGACGGGTTAGTCCCAAATAATTGAATCAAATCTCCATTGTATGCAAGCACTGGATAGACGACCTCATGCACCATATTGCGCATCAAAGTCAAATCCTCCTCTGTATAACCTTCACATTGCTGAGCGATATCAAGTAGTATGTCAAATGCTGCCAATGTAACTTGCGCTGGCATACGCACATCGTACTTACTATAATCACCTGCTAAAACACGATCCTTGCCTTTTTCCATCGCATACTCCCAAATTTCCTCCCAATCCAAACCTTCAGCATTGACCCCCACTGCACATTCATACGCAATAGGATTCATCTGAATAATTCGAATTATAGGAAGGAAGTACATTCTGATTAGCAATTGCATAACCAGGGGTGCACTCTGAAATACACGAACTTTATCTTTCTCAAGTTTTGTTGGTTCATCCTTCAAACATGCTTTCCAAATAACATAACAACGCTCACCTTTCATCAATATTGCTTTGGTTTTCTCAAATTCTTCCCAAATCTCATCTACGAAAGTTCGCGGTTGTCCAACTTCTGGATATTCTTCTGGATCTAGGTCGACAAGTAATGGTCTCTTCGAACCAGACAAAGGAAAACCAGGAGAAGTGTTGAAATTCATTGCGTCAATAAACTTTACTCCCCGAAGTCCACTTACTGTAGCTACCCTCGATAAAGGACCACATTTAAACAACTCCGGTATTTTGTTCTTAACGCCTTTTGTAACACTTTTCATGCAAGTCACAGCCTTGCGTAGGACACTGCCAATAGGTAAACTTGGTACACTAGAATGTTCCAAAGTGGCCTGATAAGGATAACGACCCTTACCACGCATTTTTGGTGGTCCCCATTTCTGAGGAACACCAAATACCTGTTCAACGGCATCTGACACTACTGTAGGCTGAACTTTACTGTATGGTGTAGCTCTTCCAGATGTTTTGCCAAATACGGAAATAAAAGCACCTATGGGTAAAAACCGAGTGGCACTCTTCATGTGAATGTCAAGACCCTCGAGAATACGTTGGCCATATGTCTCTGAAGGGAAGTTACCCATATTGGGAATCAAATTGCCAGCTGACGCTGATAACACAACCCCATCAACATTCGAAAGATTCTTGATTGCTTCAGTAATCTGATCAAAAGATACAGTTCCACAGCCGCCTCTACGGCCCAGTCCACCAAGATGAAATCCAAGTATCATCGAGCCTTTACGGTCACTAATCAAAGGAGACATGCACATACCTTCTGCTGTTTCGACTGGTAGCGTGTAATAGCCACCCTTAAAACTAGCTGATGTGTGTCTAACTGTCTTCGTTCCCTCAAATAAAGTAGGTACAGCACCAAGTTCAGATCCAATTATGCCCCGTGTAACTAACTTTGCTGCCATCGACGGCAAATCAGTTGATAGGGGTAAAAAATGTCTGAAATCCTTCATAGATCCACCACTAGTCAGATAGCATAGGGTCAGATCAGTGTCTGGTATCTTGTAGCTGTATTCTTTGGAAATAGTATCCCGAAAATACCCCCCAACTTTACCCGGATGGGTTTTATAAGCTCTAATTCGTATATCTTCCCTTTCATGTTTATCAACAAAATGAGTGGGAATTAACACAAAATTTGAGCAAATGTAAAAAGCCAGAGAGGTCTTTTTGTCTTCCGAAACAATTCCGATAAGGTTTGTACGCATTGCGCGTGCTAAATTCATACATGTGGTTGTTGCAGAAGGAGCAGAAATTGGCAACGGCTCGGTTTCAACCCGGGCCCATTGATTCTCTTGATTGTCACGTTCATTAATGTCATCCATATCGTCTGGCTGCAAGCCAGATTGAAAATCAACTCGATACTCTCCATAGTGACCAAACATTTCAGTCACTTTACCAGATGAATAAAAGTCTATTCCATAGTGTTTGGAAAAAACATCAATATCCGCAATCTGCTTTACCTTCTTCTTGAAAACTAACATCAGGACTCCTAACGCTCCAAGGCCAAGCAAGGCCCAGCGCATTTGCCACGAATTAGTGTAAGTCTTTACAACAGATTTCAATTCCAACATTCTGTCTCTCGCCATCAACTGATATGTTTGCATGGTCGCACAAGTATAATAATACATTGCTGCAATACACATTATCAGCCACACCAAGCAGAAATAAGGGAATACCCACATGCTGGCAAGCATCATGAAAAATATAAATGAATTACCTGCTACAAGGGAACGTCGAATATCTTTTCTCCAGAAAAACAGACAAAATGCTAACACTCGTGGACTACAAATCATACGTTCAGGTAAGCAATCAAATTGCTCCCACCAGTCACATAAGTTTTGAACTGCTACAATACCTCTGTCATTCATCATACTATAGGAATTTTTAATATCCATTGCACGATTCTGTAAAAATCTTTCCAGTCCAGACCAACGCGTCCAATTTCCAGAGTTTTCCAACAGTGTTTCAGAGGTTTCACGGCATTTACAATAAGCTAATCCACACTTCTCACAAATGACAGGATCATCGGCTTGATTTGCCAAATACTGCCCCTCATCTGTGAAATGCTGTTTAGAAGCCTTTTGCACCCACTCCAAATATTTGAAAACATTGATGTCCTTCATTAGGGTACCATTCCACTCTATCTCTCGAAAGAGACTCATGTCAAGTCCCCGTTTGTCAACCGCAATGTACTTTCGAATAGTTAACTTCCAAACATCTGGGGTGCTGGTGTTACCAAATCGTCTAATAATCTTTTCCTTATCCAGTATCCCTGACGTGCAAAACTCAGGTTTCGGAATAACCTTCACATGATACATTCGCCGTAAAACTGACTCAGGCTCATTCGAATATTCTGCCGCATTTAGGTGTTCCACATTGGTTGATATAACACAAAAGTAGGGGTTCAACGAAACTTTCCCCTTCAAGAAGACATCCGCCATTGGGGCTAAGTACTTCACATTGTTAATCACCTGGATCAACCGATATGCGGGAGAGAAATCCATAAAATTTGCCTTCGTATTAGCGAAATCGTCGAATATGATTGCATTGATATGTGAACGAATGGCAGAAGCAAACTTGTCATTATCTGCCCATGTGGCTATTCGTTCGTCAGCATAACTCAATTCATTGTACGCCAATCCTCCTTTGACTGTTAGATTAGTGAGTGACGATTTACCGCATCCTGAACGTCCAAACAAACAAACAGAAAATGGCGCTAGTCTCAATCCACCTCTTGTTCGGAGCTGTGTAAACTCAACCTGAAACTCTCGGAGCTTGTTCAGTCTATCACCTAAGTACTTTCGCTCAAAGGTCTGACTTCTACTAACTCCTTTATTCAGATTATCACCAAATTCTATTGCAGCAGACAATCGCTTATCATACTCATTATCATCGATATCGGTGTAGGTTGTCAAATTACCACATATGGCAAAGCCATGCCAGGATCTGATTTCATTATACATCCTATCGAATTCAGTAAATCGATCATCCTCAGCATAAAAAGACGACACTTCACCAGTTTGATAAACTCGATATCCACCCTTCACAAAACCGCTTGCGGCTTCATAAAAAGCTTCAAAAACGTCACCGGCAGCCAGTTGCTTTTTGCTCACAACAGGAGTAAACAATGGCACATTACCAATCTTGAAAGTTATGCCTGACGTCTCACAAAGACCGGCAGAAACTATGACGTTTATCAAATGAGTAAATTTTCGAGCGGAAGTAGATTTACGGAAATCTTTCCAATTGGTGAAAGCGCTGTCCATGGCTGTAAACCACGCGAAATCACCATCCTGCGGCGTCAATACGCCTGAATTTTCCTCCAATAACTCTTCATCCATTCTAGAAGAATCTGTGCCGAACGCTTCATCGATAATTTCTTCTATATACCCCTCGCTAGACTCATCATTAGTCTTTTGAAACCAACTCAAACGAGTGAGCTTACGGAAGGCAAACAGAAAAAGGGATTCTTTAGAATGTGACTGGAGATACATAGTCACAGCTGCTATTCTTGCTCTCTTCGTACGTGCGTCACGCAGAAGCTCAATCAGCGATGCAATCAAGACAACTTCCTTAATAAAAGGATCAACTTTAGTAAAACCAGACTGGGGTATCAAAACAGGAAACCAAATCCCAATAACAATTCTCCGCAACACATTCAAAATAGGACTTAACCATATCATGAGTGCTTTGAGAAAAGATGTCCCCAAAACGGAGTAATAAATAACTCCCGCAAATTTCAGGCCGTAAGAAACAAGTACCTCAAAAGGCACATTCCCAAACAGCCAAATAGAAGACCAAATAGTGCAAACAAGCGTGAAAATGTCAAAGAAACTACTAGAAGTATTTTCCTCAGCCGATATATTACGCTGGTGTGTTTTTGGAAAATCTTTACGAGACTTGCCAAATCTGTACATATCATCATCTAATCTTCTTTTCCTCGCCCTAAGAGCACCCTTCCCAACATGGGAGTATTTGAGTGATCCTGGGCAAGGAATCTTCTTCCAAGAATAAGGAATATATTTTGTTTTAATTTCGTCATTAGTAACTTCATTGCTATTTGATGCGAAGCGGGCTATTAACCCCCCCCGCGCCAGATCGGAATAAACTTAATCAGAAAGCCGTCCTCAAGCCTTTGGACAAAATGGCTAACCGCCCGGAATAAAGACCAGATGGGGGTTCCGAAGTTCCCATCTGTTTTGCCTTTATCTGGTCAAAATTTCAAAAATACAGAACATGACTGATCTAAAAAGACCACTGCTCCATGTCGTGCACACACTCAATTGGATTACAAAATCAAATCCAAATGAAGTCCCAATCCTGTTAAGGTGACGTAGGGACTAAGTTCACAGTCATTCTATCCATACAATGAAATAAGACACCGGTTGTCTGTCTCACACAGACGCGGATCTGCTACGTATAGCTGATCAGTAGAAATTGTGGCCATGCTTAGCACTTGATACATTTCGCGTATCCACGTAGCGGATTGTTTAACATACGTTAGGTCAATTCTAACCTGCAAGTGAAAACTTGCTGCGTTTTAAATACTACCCACAGAGACGACTTTCTCCGTGAGCGATTGTAGATTACAATTTTAAATCTCACTGCGTGCGTGTGATTAGTATACCTAATGTTTCGTAGGCAGCTCTATACATATAACATACAATTGTGTCGGCAACAGACCGACAACATAAAACTACATCGAATGAAATTTATTTTTATATTATTTTATTTCATTTCTTCACAAAAGGTTTCGTTGAATATATTTATTTATGGTTGGCTGGGTTCTTGCATCCCAGCCGTGACGGTTGTTAGACACCGACAAACGTTACATAAGAATTTTAAATTGTTCAAACTAGTCATTTCTAGCGGAC